TGATCATTGTTTAGCCCTCATTGATTCGATAGTAACCCGTAACTAATTTACGCTTTCCCTTTTCCTGTGTCCAGTCATACAAGACACCATCCCGAAGCGTGGCGACGTGGTCGCGCATGGATAATAAAAACACGCCCTTTGGATGTTGCTTTATAAATTGATTTATTGTCAGTGACTTGTGCCCGTATAGTCTCGCGTGACTTGCCAGAAGCTTTGGATATCCGCCAACCTTAACTTTTTTACCTGTGATTTTTGATAATTCCTCAATGGCAAATTCTATTGTGTCGCAAGTAGCGCCTCGCCTGTGAGGTCTCCCCCATTTCTTTAGCTTGCGATGTGCCAAGCCATAAGAACAATCAAACAAAGACGCCAACCCGCGTACAGTGCAGTCGTTTGTCTCCCTGTATGCTGTGGCGATTTCCTGATAATCTTCATATGTTTGCATCGTTTTACCCTCGATGATGATTCATTGAAGAGCACACAAAAGGTTATTCTCACAAGATGATCAAGTCTTGCTACCTTCCCTAAGGTTTACAGCCCTACCGGATTTGCTTTACTCCCTAGCGGTTCAAACGTAAAGCTCCGTCTCTTTTGTATGCCCTTTAATGAATCACCCTCTGCCATAACTTTAACTTTGCGTGCCGTAGTTGCTCCGGATTGTCTGCCCATTGCTAACACGCTGTGACTCGTTATGGCTTGGGTGAGTCTACTGCCTCCGTGTGTTTGGGTGTTTGTCGTAGTTCGTTTACGAGCCTTTGGATACCCTCCAGCCACATACGCCCACGCTACAACTACTTACCCTCTGCGAGGCCCACCGTTAAAAACCCACTGATGGCGTGGTCGGTCTCTTACTTTCGTAAGTCTCCACCAGATCTCGCGAGGTATCCCGTGAGTTGGCTTCGATGCCAGTGTCTTACCTAGACGCTCCGGAGAGCGTTTCGCCTGAATCTCACAGGCTCATCAGTAGGTTTAGGCGGCTACACATTCCTCGTGTGTTAGCCTGTCGATTTCTTCTGCTTTCTTGTCTAGCTCGACATCGATCCCAAGCATTCGCAACTCTGCCCCATGATGTCGCATGCGCTCCAAGTATGTGTTGTGTCTTTGGACTGCGCCGTTGTACTCAAACACAAACGACTCGATATCTTCAAAGCCATTTCGCAATTGCTCGTCTAGCTTTAGGATTTCTGCGCGTTCTCCACACATGTTGCGGTAGAGCGTGGCGTATACTTCAATGCGTTGTGCTAGTGTTGTCATGTCAAGTGCCTCCTGTGGCGTTGTTGTGTTGACGTGATCTAAGCTAGCAAAGGGCTTTTGAGGCTGTCAAGCGATAATTTGAAAATAATTTCATGAAATGGGGTAAAAATGTGCTAAGTCTTTGAAATCCTTTGGAGAAAAAAATTTAAAAATAATTCTTAAAAGGCCTTTGAAGTCCTCTAAAACTTGTCTACCAGTCTTTGAAATCTTTGGAGGGCTTCAAAGATCTTTTGAGGGCTTGCGTGTGTTATAGGCGAGGGGAGTTTGTGAAATATTCACAGGCTAGAAAGTCTTCACAAGGGCGTGAAAATGTGCTAGGGGCTTTGAAGTGCGGGGAAATTGTGGAGGGCTGTCGAGGCTTTGGAGGGGCGGGGCAGGTGGCCATACCCCCACCCGTATATATATACTCATGCTCGAACATTTTCAGAAGGTTTTGGAGTGTCTACCAGATAGGCGGACAGATCTTCCAAGATCTAGGATTGTCGCCCCGATCTTCTAAGAGTCGCGGGGGATATATACATGTACCTCTGCGGGGTACAATAGTATTATACACCTGTATTTCAGTTTTGTCAAGAGCAAAAAACTTAAAAAAAGACTTGACAAGCTCCAAATATAGGTATATACTATAATCATGGAAACTAAAAAAGAATTAACAGTCAAACAACAAAGTTTTCTTGACAACCTAATAGAGTGTGGAGGTAACGCTAAAAGAGCAGCAGAGATTGCAGGTTATGCTCCCGGTAGTTATACCACAGTTGTTAAGGCTCTTAAAAGTGAAATACTAGATTTGACTGAAGGTATTTTAGCTCTAAACGCTCCTAAAGCTGCTGTAAAGCTTGTAGAAGTTCTAGATAGTGATGAGCCTATACCACAAGCTAATATTCGACTACAAGCAGCTCAGACGCTTCTAGACCGTGTTGGCGTAGCAAAGAAAGAAAGATTAGACGTAAAGATAGAGAATCCTAGTGGTCTTTTTATTCTCCCTGCTAAAAAAACAACAATAATAGAAGATGCAGAATATGAAGAGACGGACTAGCAGTACAATTCCGTTTGGTTACAAATTGATTGATGACGATCCTGAACACATCGAAGAGATCCCCAGCCAACTTGAAGCTTTAAACAAGATACTACCGATGATTAAATCAAGATCTTTATCTTTACGTGAAGGTGCATTATGGTTATCCCACAAAACAGGACGACCTATAACGCATCAAGGACTACAAAAAATACTAACTAAATATGACACAGAATGATTGGGATGTTAATCCAGACAGCTATGTCAAAGATGACGATGGTAATTTTGTCCTAAAGAAAGACGGGACACCTCGTAAGAAAGCGGGGCGTTCTAAGGGGTCAGGAGGTAGAGGCTATAACTACCACTCTAAGACCAAAGCAAAGATAAACGCTTCTAAGAAGATTAGAGAAAAGAAAAAAAAGATAGCGCAGGCCCGTTCCAGTATAACAAGACATCAAGAGTCTTTAAAGAAAACTGAAAAAGCCCTTGACATACTAGAAGATAAATCTAAAAATCGTATTGTCGAAGAAACATTTGTAGAAGAGGCGGCTCCTTCGCTTCAGGCTGAGTTGAAAGAGAATGTTATATTTCAACCCAATGAAGGCCCTCAAATGGATTTCTTGGCTGCAGGTGAGACAGATGTACTATACGGTGGAGCGGCTGGTGGAGGTAAGAGCTATGCGATGTTGGTTGACCCACTTCGTTTTGCTCACAGGGCAGCACATAGAGCATTAATCCTGCGGCGCTCTATGCCAGAGTTACGAGAACTAATTGATAAATCTCGTGAACTCTACCCTAAGGCCTTCCCCGGATGCAAGTACCGTGAGGTAGAAAAGCTTTGGACTTTTCCAAGCGGTGCTAAAGTAGAGTTTGGCTTCTTAGAACGTGATGCAGATGTATATCGCTATCAGGGCCAAGCCTACAGTTGGATAGGTTTTGATGAAATAACACACCTACCAACAGAGTTTTCGTGGAACTACTTGGCTTCACGATTACGTACAACTGACTCAGAAATAACGCCCTATATGCGTTGTACGGCTAACCCCGGTGGTGTAGGTGCGGGATGGGTCAAAAAGAGGTATATAAGCCCCTCAGTGCCTAATGATTCGTTTATGGGCGATGATGGGATTACTAGGAAGTTTATACCAGCTCGATTAAATGATAACCCGTATTTGGCTGAAGATGGCCGATACGAGCAGATGCTAAAGAGCTTGCCGCCGACCCAACGTAAACAGTTGCTTGAAGGTAACTGGGAAGTTGCAGAAGGCGCAGCATTTACAGAGTTTGATCGAGACATGCATATTATTGAGCCTTTTGACATTCCTCTTCATTGGGAGCGTGTCAAAGGGCTTGACTATGGTTACGCATCAGAATCAGCGTGTGTTTGGGCTACGATAGATCCTAACGATAATACATTGATTATCTATAGAGAATTGTATCGTAAGAATCTACTGGCTACCGAACTTGCTGAAATGTTGACGCACATGGAACTAAATGATCCGATGTCTGTCAGAGGCGTACTAGATACAGCCTGTTGGTCTAGGACAGGAACAACTGGACCCACAGTAGCAGAAACATTAATTCAAGGCGGACATAAGCTTAGACCTGCAGATAAGAATCGTATTGCAGGTAAAATCCAGATACACGAACACTTGAAAGTTCAACCATCTGGCAGACCACGAATGCAGATATTTAATACGTGTCCAAATTTGATTCGTGAGCTTCAAAGCATTCCACTTGACAAAACTAATCCTGAGGATGTTAATACACACGCAGCTGATCATGCATATGATGCATTACGCTACTTAATCATGTCGCGACCAAGAATACAAGATCCACTAAGTCAAATAAGAGACTTACAGCGTGAACAACACTTTCAGCCTTTTGATTCAACATTTGGTTACTAATATATGAATGATGACATCTTAGACAATGCAGACAATCTTTATTTCACAGAAGTTGAAAATGAAGATGGCATGAATGTTGAATTAAACGAAACACTAAAGTCTAATTTAGCAGGTTTAATCGAAGCTCGTTACGTTTCAGCAGAACAAGCAAGAGAGTATGATGAAGATCGTTGGATCACAGCATACCACAACTTTAGAGGAATGTACCCAAAACACGTTCCTTTCCGTGAGAATGAAAAGTCTCGCGTGTTCATTAAGATTACTAAAACAAAAGTACTAGCTGCATACGGTCAGTTGATTGATGTTATTTTTGGAACAGGTAAGTTTCCTATTGGCGTTAGCCCAACAGAAATACCTGAAGGTGTTCCAGAGTATATGCATTTATCACAAGACGGAGCGCCCGGCATTGAAACAACAACGGGCGGTATGGATGTTGCTGAAGAAGTTGAGAATCCGTTTGAAGTAGGCTTTGAAGGCGACGGAAAAGTTCTTAAGCCCGGAGCTACCTATCGAACAAACAAGTTTATCGATGATCTTGTAGAAGAAAACATGGATGACTTTGAGGATGGACCACACCCTGATCCTCAAATACTTGAAGTGTCTCCAGCTAAACAAGCTGCAAGAAACATGGAAAAGTTGATTCACGATCAGATTGATGAATCAAATGGTTCAAGTGAACTACGTAACGCTATCTTTGAATCATGCTTGTTTGGCACAGGCATCATCAAAGGTCCATTTAATTTTAACAAAACACTGCATCGTTGGGAGACAAGTGAAGAATCAGGAGAACGAGAGTATAACCCACTTTTTGTACGGGTTCCTCGTATTGAGTTTGTATCAATATGGGATTTCTTTCCTGATCCAAATGCAACGAGCCTTGATGAATGCGAATATGTACTTCATCGTCATAAACTCAATAAGTCACAGCTTAGGTCTTTAAGCAAGCTTCCATACTTTGACGAAGACAGTATTCGTGAGGCTCTTAAGCTTGGTCCTAACTATGTCGAAAAAGACTATGAGCATGAGTTAAAAGACGACCATCGGTCAGAAGAGTATGGTTCTAACAAGTACGAAGTTTTTGAGTACTGGGGAATCATGGATGCTGAGTATGCCCGTGAAGTTGGTATGGAAGTTGCTGATGATGTAGACGATCTTGATGAGATCCAGATTAATGCTTGGGTGTGTAACGGCCTTGTACTTCGTGCTGTTGTTAATCCGTTTACACCTTCGCGTATACCTTATCATGCTTTCCCATATGAGCGTAACCCATACAGCTTCTTTGGTATTGGTGTAGCAGAGAACATGGACGATAGTCAGCAGATTATGAATGGTCACGCACGTATGGCTATCGACAACCTAGCTCTTAGTGGCTCATTAGTCTTTGAAGTAGATGAGTCTATGTTGGCTGGCGGTCAAAGCATGGAAGTGTATCCCGGTAAGATCTTCCGTCGTCAAGCAGGAATGCCGGGTCAAAGTATTCATGGCTTAAAGTTTCCAAACACATCACAAGAAAATATGATGATGTTTGACAAGTTCCGACAGCTTGCAGACGAGCAAACAGGTATTCCAAGCTACTCACACGGCATGACGGGCGTTCAAAGCATGACACGAACAGCGTCAGGAATGTCTATGTTACTTGGCGCAGCGTCATTAAACATTAAGACAGTTGTTAAAAATCTAGATGACTTTTTGTTACGGCCTTTAGGTCTTGCATATTTCCAATGGAACATGCAGTTCTTCGAAGGCTCTTTAAAAACTGAGGGTGATTTAGAGATTAAGGCTATGGGTACAAACAGCCTGATGCAAAAAGAAGTAAGAAGCCAACGACTAACTATGTTCTTGCAGACAGCACAGAACCCTGCCGTTGCTCCGTTTGTTAAGATGTCTAAGCTTATCTCTGAACTTGCATACAGCTTAGATCTTGATCCAGATGAAATTTTAAATGATCCAGAAGAAGCGGCCATTGCTGCACAAATAATAGGACTACAAAATAATGTTGGACAAACAGCTGGCAGCGAAGCTGTCCCCACTGGCGAGCAACCCGGAGTTATGGGAGGCCCTGAAGGAGTACCTCAACCACCGCAAGACCTTGGAGCTACAGGGACTGGTGGCGGCAACATCGGAACAGGAAATGTTCCGCAAGCAGGGGAGAGTGAATTTGCTGGATAATTTGATGTCGCTACCTGCACAAATCAAAGCCGCAAAGGAATTTAAAGATGAGTAAAGAATTTCCAGACCTAACAGGTGACGGTAAAGTCACACAAGCAGACATCCTTAAAGGACGTAAAATCTTTGCAGAGGGTGGCTCATTAATGGTTCCTGTAGAGCGCCAACAAAAAAGTCTTGGCGGTATTATTACTAAAAATGTTATTAAAGCAATCTCCAAGCCTAAAACAAATAAAGCAAAAGCAATTACTACTGAGTTAAAAGAAAAATATGATCCTGCTGAAATAGAAGAAATGGCAGAGTCTTTTGTTGAGGCTGTAGAAAACAACACAAAGATGACCAGTAAAGGAACTGTTTCTTTAAAGACTCCACTATCTAACATTGCTCAAGAAGCTGCAGATACTCTGAATGAAAATAGAGATGTAACAAAAAACTTTATTGATGCAAAAGACATTATCAAAATATCTCGGTTAGACGATTTACGTGCTGGTGGTGGCGGTAAAACAGATAATCTTTTAGATTCAATCATACAATCAGTAAGCTCAGTTACAGAAAAGCCAAGTGTCATGGGAAGCTTTATTCCTGACGAAGCTGCAGGTACACGCCCTGTCAGAAAGTCTCAAGTACTTGCTGGAGCAAAGGGAGCAGTTGCAGGTTCTTTACTGACTGGCACTGCTATGTCAGCTTGGAACACGATAAATGATAAGCCACCTGTAGATGAAAAAGAAGCTTCTGCTTTTGAAAAAGCCTTTAGTAAAGCCTTTAATGAAGGCGAAGAAACATTTATGTTCGACGGTAAAGAATATACGACAGAAGTTCGAAAAGGAAAAGCACACGGTGGATCTATGACATTACTATTACCCGTTGAAGATATGAAGCCTGACGTAGAAATGGAAGATGATTACGTTTCATACGTTATGGACGAAACACTGTCAGATGATGAAATGACATATGTAAACAAAGCACTAGAGTCTGATAACCGATTGAGTGAGTTGTTTGACAAGATAGTGCTGGCATCAGCAGAATTTACAGGTGCTGGAGAAGTAGACGGACCCGGTACTGGCACATCAGATGATATACCTGCACGGCTCTCAGATGGAGAGTTTGTCTTTACAAAAAAAGCAGTAGATCAGATTGGTGTAGAAACACTTGAAGAAATGATGAAGGACGCAGAAGCCGAGTATGATGCGTCTAGACAAGATATGGCAGTTGGTGGAATCATGAACGACCCAACACAAGATGAGAAAGCTGTACTGCCAGACGAAGCTATGAGTGATGATGAGATTGAAGAGCAGATGCTCGATTCTAATCGCATTCCTAGCTTAATGCGACGATAAGGCTACCTAAGAAGTTTTTAGCCCCTTATCACAACAATAACCTTGAGGCCACCTTGTAATCTCAAGACCCTAGAATTGCTTCTAGCCACCTTGAAAACAAACAAGCCCCGAAAAGGAGTAAGACATGACTGAAGCACAAGAACCACAAGCTAATCCATATAATGCAAATAAATCTTGGCACGAGGAGTCAGAAGCATCTAACGGATCAGCAGAGAGTCTATTTTTCGAATCAGAAGGTTCCGATGAGGCTACCCTAGAAGAGGCCCCTCAAAAGCAAAAAGGAACTAACTATAAGAAAAGGTATGACGACCTAAAACGACACTACGATGAAAGGATCGCAGAGTTTAAACAAAAAGAGCAAGAACTGTTAGCACAAGCGCAGGCAGCTCAACCATCTTATCAGCCGCCAAAATCAGCTGAAGAGTTGGAGCAGTTTAGAACTCAGTATCCTGATTTGTATGAAACTGTAGAGTCTGTTGCACATCTACGAAGTCAAAAAGAAGTACAGGCACTTCAACAAAAGATGCAAGCCATCGAAGAGCGAGAAGCAATGATCTCTCGACGTGAAGCTGAAACTAAGTTGCGAGACCGCCATCCTGACTTTGAAGATATTCGCGGAGACGAAGGGTTTCATGAATGGGCAAAAGAACAGCCTGTAGAAATACAAGGTTGGATCTATAACAACCCAGACAATGTTAGTTTAGCAAGTCGTGCTATAGATATCTATAAAATGGAAATGGGCATGAATGTAGTAAGCCCTAGAAATCAGTCAAGTCAAAAAACGTCTAGAAAAGAAGCTGCAAGTTTAGTATCTACTAAGACTACAACAGTAGACACTAAGCAGCCAAAAATCTGGACGACTCGGGAAATAGCTGCCTTATCTATGGACGACTATGATCGACTTGAAAAGGAAATTGATCAAGCCGCCCAAGAAGGCAGAGTAATTAAATAACTTTGTTTTTAAGGAGTCAATACAATGGCTAGTAATACATCCGATCAGTATTTTGCTCAATCATCGGGGAGCAACTTTTCTGGCAACAACTTCATGCCAGAACTCTATTCCAAGAAGGTACTTAACTTCTTCCGTAAGGCGTCTGTTGCAGAAGCAATCACTAACACTGATTATGCTGGTGAGATCTCTGCGTTTGGTGATTCAGTTAAGATCATCAAAGAGCCAGTAATCACTGTCGATCAGTACGAGCGTGGTGGTTCTGTAACTGCAACAACTTTGACTGACAACGAAGTAACTCTTGTTGTTGACACGGCGAACGCATTCAAGTTCATCGTAGACGACATCGAAACTTCAATGTCTCACGTCAACTTTAAAGAAGTTGCTTCATCTTCAGCTGCTTACGCTCTGCGTGATGCATTCGACACAGGCGTAATTGCTAAGTTGTTTGCAGGCGTTCCTGCGTCATCTCCAAACCACATCCTTGGTTCGGATAGTGCAACTGATCTTGCAGCTGGTACTTTCGACGGTACTGGTAACCTTGACATCGGCTATGCTTCTGGCGAGCACGATCCAATTGATGTTCTTTCACACATGGCACGTCTTCTTGACGAGCAGAGTGTCCCTGAAGAAGGTCGTTGGTTCCTTGCTAACCCAGAGTTCTACGAGCAGCTTGTACAGACTAGCTCTAAGCTCATGAGCGTTGACTTTAACGCTGGTCAGGGTTCAATCCGTAACGGTCTCGTATCTTCTGGTAAGCTACGTGGCTTTGACATGTACAAGACTAACAACATTGCAGCTACTACTAACGCAGCTGGTAAGTGTATTGCTGGTCACATTTCATCTACTTGTACTGCACAGACTATCATCAACACTGAAGTAGTCCGTGACACTGCAAGCTTTGGTGACATTGTACGTGGTCTTCACGTCTACGGAGCTAAAGTACTTCGTCCTGAAGCACTTGTCTCTGCCTTCTACGGCATCGACTAAAGTGGAGTGGGGGATGAAATACTCCCCCTTTTCTATTATGCCACAGATTGGAAGCGAACAAAATCCTATTCGTATGAGCGCTAAACGAACAGTCAAAGTTAGCGGTCAATATTTAAAAAGCGAAAATAAAAAGAAATACGATGAAAACTATGATCGTATTTTTGGGAGAAAAAAAGATGGGAATGAAAAAAGATAAGCGCATGAAATATGGTATGGGCGGCACAGCACGAGAATCCTATATGGGTGGTGGAATGTATCGTAACCAAATGGCTCATGGCGGCAAAGCAGGTTATAGCAGTGTACGAGACATGGAAAAGGCTTGCATGACTAAAGCAGACCATAACATGTCAATGCGTCAAAAATGAAAGTTAAAGCTCCCGAAGGCTATCATTGGATGAAAAAAAGATCAACATATAAGTTGATGAAAGATCCTAAAGATGGCTACAAACCCCACAAAGGTGCTTCAAAGGAAGCTAACTTTGAAATTCAAAAGGTTCATAAAAAATAATGGCTGCTACTTATCTTGAAATTACAAACGAGTTGTTGCGAGAGTTGAATGAAGTAGCTCTTACATCTTCGACGTTTGCTGGGGCTATTGGGGTTCAGCAACATATCAAGGACTGTGTAAACAGGGCATACCTTGATATTGTTAATGAAGAACCTCAGTGGCCTTTTTTAGCTGCAGATACTAGCGGATCAACAGATCCGTTTTATGGTAATGCATATGTAGAAACTGTAGCAGGCACTCGTTGGTATTTGTTGAAGCCTACATCGTCTAGTTTGACAACAGACTATGGATACATTGATTGGGATAATTTTTACTTAACAACAATTGGTGTAAGTGGTGAGTCAGCGCCATACATAAGTAAAAATATTAAGTTTACAACTACAGAAGAATGGAAAGACTTTGTACGCACATCAGAAAATCAAGATGATGCAGATACTCAGAATCATGGTGAGCCTAGCAAAGTTATCATTAGCCCAGACAATCGTAAGTTTGGACTAAGCCCCATTCCAAATAAAGTTTATCGCGTTTATTTCTTTGCATACAACCTGCCGACAGAACTAAGCGCACATGGGGATGAAATTGTATTCCCAAATATTTACAAGCCTGTATTGCTTGCTAGAGCTAGGTACTACATTCATCAGTTTAAAGAAAGCTCGCAAGCTGCAGCATTTGCACTAGAAGATTATAAGCGTGGCCTAAAGCTTATGAAAGGAAACCTCATGAGTCCAACGCCTAACTATATGAAAACAGATCGCGTGAGGTTTGTATAAATGTCTCAGCCCTTTGGCGTTTCATGTAGAGGTGGTCTAAACACCAACCTCAATCAGCTTGAAATGCTTCGACAGCCCGGACTTGCTACACGCCTTAGAAACTTTGAGGTAGATCCTGATGGTGGCTATCGACGTATTAATGGCTTTACGCAATATGGCAATACTCGTCCCAATGGTAATAATGACATTCTTGGGATTTTTGTGTATGGCGATGGTGTGGTTGTCTGCTCAGGTACTGATATACATTTTAGTCTTGATGGTTCAACGTGGATACAAATCAATAAAAGCAGTGTGTCTAATACTGGCGATAACTATACCACTTTTACAGGCCGCAGTGCCTTAACACGTACAGGTCAAGGCCAATGCTCGTTTGCACTTTTTGAAGGTGCAACATTTGATTATGGCGAGTTGATCATTGCAGACGGTGCTAATAAGCTTTATTCATTCCGCATGGAAGGCACTGGCGCACTAACGACTCGTACATTTTTTTCGTTTGAAATTACAGTAGATGGAACTAACGGCGTTAAGTATATAGCCAATCATGATCACCATCTTATTGCAGCAGGCGTAGAAAATAATTTAAATACAGTTTACTACAGTGTCTATAATGACCCTGATAACTTTACAGGTACTGGTGCTGGCTCAGTAGTCATATCAGATCAGATTCAAGGTATTCGTGGATTCCGTACTGATTTGATTGTGTTTGCTAAGAACAGCATTCACAAGCTTATAAACATTAACGATCCTAGCAATATACGTATTGACCCTATTACAGAAAATGTAGGTTGTTTGTCTGGCTATAGCATTCAAGAAGTTGGTGGCGACCTTTTGTTCTTGAGTCCTGATGGTATTCGTACTATTGCTGGTACAGCCCGTATTGGTGACGTTGAGTTGAGTTCTGTGTCTAGACAGATTCAAAGTGTTATCGGAGACATTGCAGACTCAATTAACACGTTTACTATTGATAGCTGTGTGTTGCGTTCTAAGTCTCAGTATCGTTTATTTTATACAGATAAAACTTTAGGCTCAACAGTTTCTAAAGGCATTATCGGTACGTTTACTGCAAATGGCTTTGAATGGGCTGAAACGCTTGGCATTCAGGCAATGGGGCTTACAACAGGATTTAACAACAATGGAGTTGAAAAAGCTTTTCATGGTGATAAAGATGGATATATCTATAATCATGATGCAGGCAATGCTTTTAATCCCGCTGGCGTTTCTTCAAACATAGAAGCTATTTATCAAACACCAAACTTTGACTTTGGTGATATTGGTACACGTAAAACAGTTAAGTACGCACGATTGTCTCTTAGCCCAGAAGGTGAGATTCAGCCAACACTTCGTATGCGCTTTGACTACGAAGACACAGATATTCCACAGCCTCCAGATTATACACTAGACTCTGTGCCGCTTCCTGCAATCTTTGGTAGTGCTGTTTTTGGTACAGCAACTTTTGGTGCTAGTAACGACCCAATGGTTCGACAGCCTGTAGAAGGCAGTGGAAACACAGTAAGTTTTAGAATTACAAGTACAGATACTAAAGCGCCATACGCAATCAATGGCCTTTACATAGATTATATGCCATCAGGTAGGAGATAAACATGGCCCAGAATTACACTCGACAAAGTACGTTAAGTGATGGCGATACTATTACGGCCTCATTGTTTAATGATGAGTATAACCAGTTAGTTAATGCCTTTACGTATTCAAGCACTTCAGCATCTTCTACTGGTCACCGTCACGATGGTTCAGCTGGTCAAGGTGGTAACATCTTTAAAATTGGCGACCTAGATTTTCTTAACAAAATTGAAGTAGATAGCACCAACAACCGTTTGGGTTTTTATGTAGAGGTTTCTAGTGCAGCAGTCGAGCAGATTCGTATTCAAGATGGCTCTATTGTACCTGTTACTACTAATGATATTGATCTGGGTACTTCCTCCCTTCAGTTTAAAGACCTTTATATTGACGGGACTGCCAATGTCGATAGTCTTACATTAACCTCTGGCGCAACAGTCACAACTATTCTTGATGAAGATGATTTGTCTTCAAACAGTGCTACAGCACTTGTAACTCAACAGTCCGTAAAAGCTTACGTTGATGCTCAGGTAACTGCTCAGGACTTTGATTTCCAAGCAGACTCTGGTGGTGCATTAAGCATTGACCTAGACACTGAAACTATGACGTTTACTGGTGGTACTGGTATTGATACGTCTGGCTCAGGCAATGCTGTTACCTTTGCTATTGACTCTACCGTTACCACACTGACTGGTACACAAACGCTTACTAATAAAACTCTGACTACGCCTGTTATCTCAAGCATTAGCAATACAGGCACACTAACGCTTCCAACATCAACAGATACACTAGTTGGTCGAGCGACTACAGATACGCTGACAAACAAAACATTAACGTCACCTGTTATTAGCACAATCAGTAACACAGGTACGATTACACTTCCGACCTCTACGGATACGCTGGTAGGTCGTGCAACCACTGACACACTGACTAACAAGACGCTGACATCTGCTGTACTAAACACAGGTGTATCAGGTACGGCTGTGCTTGATGAAGACAACATGGCGTCTAACTCAGCTACACAACTAGCTACTCAACAGTCAATTAAGGCGTATGTTGATGCAACTGTAGCGGCAACCAATGAAGTTGTAGAAGACACTACGCCACAGCTAGGCGGTAATCTTGACCTTAACGGTAATAACATTACTGGCACAGGCAACATTAATAACACAGGTACAATTACTACTGATGGTTTGACTGTGGACGGCAATAGTTCTTTTGCTGGTACTTTTGAAATATCTGGTGCAAGCCCGAAGATTTTTTTAAGTGAAACAGACACTACTGATGTAAATACTCGAATTAGAAACGCCGCAGGTAAGCTACAAATACAAACAGTAGATAATTCAGATGCTAATCCTGTAAGCAGATTTCAAATTGACCACTCAACAGGCGACATCAGCTTCTACGAAGACACTGGCACGACTGCAAAACTCACATGGGATACTAGTGCTGAAACCTTGAACTTTGCTGACAATGGCAAGGCAGTCTTCGGTGTTGGCTCTGACCTAGAGATTTACCATGATGGGTCTAATAGCTACATAAAAGAAAAAGGAAACGGTGTTTTAAACATCTCTGGCGGAAACGCAATCAATTTTCTTACTGGAAATGACGCTGCTGAAACAGGCTTAACTATTGGAACAGATGGCGCAGTAACAGCTTACTACGACAACGCTCAAAAACTAGCCACGACCTCCACAGGCATAGATGTCACAGGTGTTATTACTACAGACGGTATGACTACCTCTGCTGATATTAACTTTGGGGATAACGACAAGGCTATCTTCGGTGCTGGCTCTGACCTACAGATTTATCACTCAGGTTCTGCTTCAATTATTGGTGATTTTGGAACGGGTGATTTACTTGTTAGAGGTGAAAATTTAAAACTGCAAAACACTGCAGGAGAAAATTATTTAGTAGCAACAAATAATGACGCTACTCGCTTGTATTACGACAATGCAGAAAAATTTGCCACGACCTCCACAGGCATAGACGTAACTGGGACTATTGTTGGCGACGGTTTGACTGTTGAAGGAACCAATGGAAACTTTGAAGTAGCCACAACAGGTAATTCAGTCAATATGACAAGGGCAGGTAATAACTTTATTACAGCCTCAGATTCATCTGGTGATTTATATTTAGGTGCTGGTGGAGCTTCATTTTTAAAAATTGATAATGGAGGCGACATCAGCTTCTACGAAGACACGGGTACAACTGCGAAGTTGTTCTGGGATGCTTCTGCGGAGTCGTTGGGTATTGGCACTACCAGTCCGTCTGATGAATTAACCATTAGAGGCGCACAATTCAATACAACGACCGTTTCTATTGGGGACAACTCTGATAGATTGCGTTTAGGCTATCTTCATAGTGGCGGATTAACCTCCTCTACGGCGGCTGGACAAATTGGAACAACTTCATCTTCCCAATTAGACTTAGCGGCACCATCTAATGCCGCTTCAACGATGCGTTTCTTTACTAACGCTTCTAGTGGCGCACCAACAGAACGCATGCG